GTAAACCTCCTGCAGTTGGATTATTATACGGACCAGCAGTACTATACAATGCATATGGATTTGTTGTTAATGATCCTGCTCCTGCATCTAAACAAGCTGTTAATATTGCACAACAATTAGTGGGAGAAGTATCTTTACCTAAATACTCTATTTGAGGCATTATAGTTGCTGAACCTGCTCCAAATAAGAAGAATATAAATGCTCCTGAATCTGCTACTGGAGCTATATTACGTACTTGGAAGATTGCTGTTGGTCTACATGTAGGAGGTGCTCCTGCATTATATCTTGCTACGCCTCCAGGTGTTAAACCTGCATGCCATGTTCCTGTTCCTACTCCTGTCTGTAATGACTGAAGAGCATCCCAATCATAGTCAAATACAGCTGGATTAGGTTGAGCTAAGAAACCATTTGCCAAAGCAGCATCATGATATGGTATTGGTACTCCTGTGCTTCCTTCATTCCAGAATATCATTGTAAAATAATTATCTGGACTAAGAGATGCATTTGGTCCAGGAACTCCTGCACCTAACCAATTGGAAGGTAAAATTTCAAATGGTTGATATGCTAGTGGAGGTGCTGCTAATCCCCATCCTAAATCTATTCCTAATGTAGCACAACTTAAAACTTGTGCACTAGATGAACACACAATAAATAGTTGATTAGAAGGTGGTCCAGGACAGGCAAGTGCATTTGCTGCATGCCATGCTTGTACTTCTGTAGCAATATCTGCAGCATCAGCTACACTTACTGTATCAGTATTAATTACAAACCATAGATCAGTAACTATATCTACAGGTGGATTAACTGTTCTTATCTCTACTTGCATAAGTGCTTCAGCTTGACCACAACCTGGTGTAGTAACAATGATTGTAAATGAATCATTTTGGGTATCTGTACCACCATGAGTGTAAACAGTTTCTCCAGTAAGTGCATTACATACAGCTACTCCAGCTGCTGGATTTGTTCCTATTTGATAAGATGATGGAGCAAATACTGTTGATACAGGTAATATTGTAGCTGATCCAGCTATTGTACATTCAAATGTTGCATCATCTAATATAGTAGTAGGACAATCACAACAACATTGTACTTGGTTTAATTGAAAACCAGGAGCTGGTCCTAAATCCCAATTAGCAAATATATAATAATCTATAGTTGCTCCTGTAGTATATACATCTACAAGCCACCATGAAGAATTAGGAAAACTTATAATAGGACCTCCATCACATGAAAGTTCATTTGTTCCTAAATCTGTTCCTACTGGAGTATTAGTCTCTACACCAGGAATTGGAAGACTTAAAAATTCAACTTCAGGATCCATATTAGCATCATCACCAATTTGATAAGAAGATATTAATCCAGGTGTTTGTCTTGTACCTATAGCCAATCCAGGGAAAGGAAATGCTGCAGGACCTACAAATCCTCCTGGAAGTAAAGGTGTTGGAGAACAATTTATAGCTGGTGTAGTAAATATACCTGCTTGACATATTACTTGAGATGCAGGAGTACTAGTAGGATACATAGTTATTACAGCCTTATATGTCTTTGTATGACTTAATCCTCCAAATACTCCTGAACATAATGCTAATCCTGGATTAACAAATGTTTCAGGACCACCTGCTGAAACATTTGTTGCATTATCAAAAATCTCTATTTGATATGTTACATCATCAGTAGTTGTTCCATTAAATCCATAAGCACATGTTACAGGAGTTGGTGTAAGTGTTACAGGAGAAGGACATATTAAATATGCTGCTACAGTTTTTATAACTGTTTTTGTACATACATTAGGTCCATCATTAACACAAAACTCTACTGTAACAGTAAAATTTGTTAGATCTAATGAAGATACATCTATATCTTGTCCTGCTGCAGATGCTTCATTTTGAACAGGTTGTAATGTAACTACTTTTGTATGACCATTTTCATCATTTACTGTAACTACTGATCCTACATTAGGTTGACCATAATTACAATCTTGTATAGGTGGTGGAAAATCAGATAAATTCCAATTTATGTTTAATACTCCTGCACCAACCATTTGTGCAGTAAAATCATAAATAATTCCTTCACATGGTTTAGGACAACAATTTGCCATCATTCCTAACATAGCCATATGCATATCACATACTACTACCCAAAGATCTTGTGTTGATTGAGCTAAGTTTGATGGTGCATCTATCCAATCTGGATATTCACCTGGATATTTTGCATTTGGATTATTAAGTGTATAATTAGCTGATGATATACATTGAGCTGCTAATGCAGGATTTATATCATTATCTATTGTTCCAACATATGGAATATATCCACAATATGCTGATTCTAACTCATGAAGTATCAGATCCATTGGAAAGAGTGAGATATTATCACCCATCACACATACAGACTTCATTGTTGGTAACTCAAGATTAGTCTCACAACAATGAGTTTTAATCCAATCTATATCTGTTTCATTAATAGTTATTTGTGTTTGTAATGAATTAAGTGTATCTCTTACTATACATACATAATTTGCTAGTTCATTAGCAAAGTCACATATAGGTAATTGAGTAATTAAAGGATCTAGTAAGATATGTGTAGCAAAGCAATTAGGAACAGAGCATATTTGTTCTTCTGTTGTTCCTGGTGTTAAATTACATATATATGTTATAATAGCTCCTGTGATTCCTTGAACTGTTTGATCAAAAGGAGGTAAAGTATCTAAACACTTTATATCTACACTTGTCATATCAGGATCACATAGACATGTGCCTTCTAGGATATCACATAACAGTTCAGCCATTTTAGCTGTTACATCACTTATAGTATCTCCATTACATATTTCTATACAAGGGATATCTGGACCTTGCCAAATTACACAATTTGAGGAAATTGGATCACATGGACTTGTTCTCCCTGAATTTGTTGGTATCATTTAATATATTTTTTATGGCTATTCATCTATATATAATATACAAAAGTTTTGTCAAACAACCAAGTTACATAATAATAAATCTACAAAACGGAATGCACCATTTTGCCACTCTTCTTCCTGACTAGGTGTTCCTGTACAATATTCACATGTTGAAGCTTTATACAACTGAAATATAGGTTTTTCTCCTGGTTGCATAGCTTCTAATGCACATCCTGGAAAACCATCATCACCATAAACTGGAATAGTTACTGGAAAGGTTGTAACTTCTATTACTCCCACCAATGCTCCTGTAGTTGGACTATATGCAGCTACCCAATCTCCTGAAACAGCTGTTGAACCTCCTATTTCTACAGCTGTAAAGAACCAAAATGCTTGTTGAGTTGTTACACACAAATCATTAGGATTCCATAATATAGGCCCACTTTCCTGATCACAAAATGGAGGTAAAGGTGGATTAGGTAATTCTTCACATATAAGTTTCACATCCTCACATGGTTCTTTTGGACACTCTTCTTCTGCTGTTATAGTAATTTTCATTTGGGAACATAAACCTGTTGTTTTAAAACAATAACACAGATCTAATATATGAGAGGATTGTGTTGATGCATTTAATATTCTTGTACGTAAAATACCATCTGCATTAGTAACACCTCTATTACCTCCATCTATATAAATAGGATAATCTTCTATAGGATCTCCATTTTGGTTTACTACTTCTATATAGAGACAAGTAGTATCCAAATCTATACATAAACCTGTTCCAAGTGCTGTACCACAATCTTTTACACCCCATGAAGGTAAAATAGTTCCTCCTCCATGAATCCAAGTTTCTTCTTTATATTTTTTAGTAAGATATACAGGTGATCTTAATTCTTGCCAATCACATAATTCTTTCTGTACAGTTAATTTATCTACATTTAAAGGACAACAATATGTAATTCCAAATCTTTCAGACCTAAACTGTTTAAATACAACATCAGAGAATTTTTGTTCTATTTCTATTTTCTTAATGATTGATTCTTCGTGCCCTATCATATTTATTTATTCTTTCATTTTTTCTGATATTACCTGGTTTATTATTAACAGGTCTAGCTACATGTGTAGCTTTTGTAGATGTTTTTCTTAAACATGATTTATGTACTATTGAACCATCTGGTGCTTTTGTCTTTTGACACCCACAGGTAAAACTTTTATTACAACGAGCACATTTCATCTATTTTTATTTAACAACAAACATCACATGTAATCTTTGTTAACTTCTTTTTAGCAAAATCATATAATTCCATTCCTTCATTTGGACTCTGGCAATATTCCACTTTTGCTTTTGCTGCATCAATAAGTGTTCTAATATACTTCATTTGTGCTAATAATTGTTGTTTAGTTGAAGTTGGCTCACAAGGAGTTATATCTAATTCACATAATTTTTTATAATATGTATTTAGTATAGTAGTAGTTCTTAAAAAATTATATTCTACATATACCTTATTATTTGGAGAAACACTATATCTTATAATATAGATACCATCAGGTAATGTTGATCTTTCAGTACTACAATTTGTTGTCTGAAGATCTAATGCACATGCATTAATATTTAGATCAAATCCTGGTTCAACCTTAATTAATGCAGGTTTGTTATATCCAGGAGGAGTGATTAATAATTCTGGACAGTCTATTGCTAAATCAGTTGAATATTGACTTGTATCTATTATTCTAAAAATTTCACAATTTGCTACTTCAGGAACTTCTAAGCTGAGAATATGTTTAGATGCCATGTATTTCTTTTTTTACGTTGCCTATACATTTAATATACAAAAAATACTACAATTATAAAATAAAAAGGGTAGGAGTTTTAGCTCCCACCCTTAATATTACAGAAATCAAGTATAAACTTAAGAAGGACAACTAGTAGTTGCACAATCTTCTTCTACCTCAATTATGAAGTCATTTCCTGTTGCTGCTGCAATTGCTTCCATTAAGGTAGCTACTGTTGCTGCTTCAGCTGAATCACATAAAGTAGAAATTGAGTATAGGTATTGATCATTGTCAAATACACCTGTAGGATTATTAAAACGTGGAACATTATGTAACAGATACCATCTGTCATATAGTCCAGCTCTATTTACAGCTGATTTAATATCATCAGATCCTTCAATCTCACGAATCCTTGCACTATCTTGGTTTCCTTGATTATATGGATTTTGCATATAATTCTCAGTCATAAGAATGTCTCTAATAACAGTTTCTCCTAACGTATTAGGCATCAAACCAGGAGTATAAGTATATGTTGCACAATCCTCATAACATGCATCACCACTTTCATCAATGAACATACCAGTTAAACTAACAGGTTCTTTGTAGTAATGATCAGTTGTTCTGAATGAGCAATCTCCAAATCTGGTATCTACGTATGCTCCTGTGATAGTAATTTTAGCACAGTTAAGTGCAGTAGGATCAACTGCTAAAGGTACATATGCATCAATATCTGGAACTGCTGTATAAGTTACACCACCATCAATAGATGTTTCTACAGTGATCTCAATGAATGGTTGTACAATTGGATCATGCACCAATGCTTTGGCAATTTCACCTAACACCCACGTTGGATCTAAATATTCCTGACCTTCTACACAACAATAGTTTCCTGTATCCACAGTTGCATATGCATTGTGGTTTAAGAAACGTAATGCAGGAGAACCTTTAACATCTAGTCTAAACATGGGATCTTCTCCACAAGGAAAACATGCATCACATGATTCAATAACCAATACTGCATTAGTAAGGTCATTACAACATGTATGCCAGATCTTTGTAACATATTTCAGGTTTATACCCTTAGATTTTGTTGATTCTAAATAACCTCCGTGACCAGGGTTATTACCAATAGTATCTTGAGTATGCAAACTACCTTGAGCTAACATTAAATGTTTTCCTGTAAAAGCTGTAACAGCTGCTACATCAAGAACACCATATGTTTCACCATCAAGTACTGCAAATTCTCCAGAAGTTAAATCCTGTGAAGAGTCAGCTAAATCAGTATCAACTGAATTTGCTAAAAATGCTTTTTGAAAAGCGTGATTAAAATAAGCCATAATTCTTAAATTTTATAAATAAATAATATACATAATGCCTACACCTGTAGGCCCATATTTAATATACAATTAATTTTCTTAATTGCATAACTTTTATACTTCTTTTTTCATAATGAGTTTTTAATTAGATCTTTCAGCTTGTTGTTGACCTCTTTGATATTGATTTATTTCATCAATATCTCCTGCCATTAAGGATGCAGCTTCATCAATGATAAGTTCTACTATATCATCTTTAAATTGACTTTGTACATCTATAGTAGTAACAGCACCAGTATATGGATCAACACAACCTAAAATTTCAATATTCAATGGTTTTTTATAATAAGTAAGTACAGGTTTTACTATTGTAAAATCTCTTCTATAAACTCTAATAGTATTGTCTATTAATGTGCAAAATGTTTCTGCCCATTCAAAATCTGGTCTTTTTAAAGGATCTCTTAATAATAACTCTACATTAGCTTCTTCTGCTAAATAACATGTTAATGTAATAGGATCAGGACAACATTCTGAAGTTGCTTTTGTACTCACTCTTTTATATTCTAAATAACGTGAAGGAAAATTTGTACCCTCAAAGTAAGTATCTGTAACATTTCCTGTAAGCTGAAGTTCATCTAATAATATCTGAAGGTCATCAACACGTCTTTTTGACATCTCATCCCCTTCTTTATAAATATTACCACCATGTAATTGCCTTCTGCACCATTCTATTTGTGCTTTATTAAATGCTTCAACTATTTGCCAGCATTCTAAATTATCATAATCACTACTTGATAATTTATTAAGACGTTCTTCAACTTTTATTCTTATAGTATTATTATTCATATCTCATTATGCATTCCAATACTCTTCTACTTTAGTCATAAGACCAAATAGAGTTTCTTCATTTAATGGATTTTTTAAGAAATCTACTACTTCACTAGGTCTTTTACCTAATTTAACTTGTGTATGAAGATCTTCAATGAAACCATTACCTTTCATGCTTATCATTTTATATGATAATGCATCTTTAACTAATGCTCTTATTTTAAGATCTTCCATACTTTCATTAGATATAGTTAAGAAAGTTTCTGCAGCTCTTCTTTTATTTTTCTCAATACCAGTTCCATTTATATATGCATCCATATTCTCATATATAATATCATTTGGAGTAGTTTTAATATATTGAGTACTTTCTGCATCAATTACTTTTGCAACATACATTAGTTTAGTGACATTAGAATCATATAGTTTTTGAAGTTCTACTAATGCTCTATTCCTTACTTTAGTAAGTTCTGTTCTTGTTACCAGAGTATCTTCTTGTCTATCCAAATAGAATTTAGGTGGTTGACTAGCAGATTTAGCTGCTTTTAAAGATTTACCTACTAATGAAAATCCTCCAGCATTAATAGCAAAGATTTTAATAAGATCATATGGATCTTTAATAGGATCTAAATAAACTGGATCATTTCCACATCTTAAAGTAATACGTGACCAAAACTTATCATTATCAGGTTTTAAAAGTGTCACCTTATTCCAGAATTCAGGATCTGTTGGTTCAATAACATTAGCAGCCAGTTCTCTTTCTAACTGAGCTACAGTCTCTCTTATTTCCTTAATCTTTGATTCTTGTTTTTCTTTTGGTAACATCTTTACATCTGGAGCAAACTCATTCAGTCCAGTTACAAATCTTTTGATACCATTAAGTTCTAAACAAGCTAATTGCTCTTCATGGTATACACCATCATATAGTGCCATTCCATAATTCTCTAATCCCATATTTTGTTTCTGAGCATCAAAAAATGGACGTATTGCTAATGTTTTCTTTTTACCTTGCTGATACTTCTCTACAATTGTAAATTCTTCTGTTTCTGTTTTCATTATTGTTGGTTTTGTTGGTTTAAAAAATTGATTTATTCTCTTTTAGCTGCATGCCATTCATTTGCTCCTATTTTTGTTACTATTACAGAAGTATAAGTTTTTGTCAAAATAAGAATGAAAGAACTTCTTATAACAACAGGTGATCCTGATTCTCCCACTACTCTTAAAGTAGCAAGACCTGGACCTGTAGGAGATGCCATTACTATTATTATTTTTGTACCTATATCATAATCAAATGTTGCATCCTCTGGAATTTCCAAAATATTAACTCCTGTAAGATCAAAACATGTCCATAATACAAATTTATTTTCCCAATCAAATGGTATTACTTCTGGTGTTGCTAAAGCAGTATGATTAACAATATTATCAACTGGATTTGGATCAGTCCAACTTACTTTAAGAACTTCTCCAAGAGGCCCTCCTCCAGCAGTTCCTATATTAATATCTCCTACACCTATTATCTTATCTTCTAAATATGCTGGTGTATCTCCTGCTGATACAGCTACCTGTTCATCAGAACCTGCAGGAATAGTATTTAAAGCTCTTTGAACATTCCTACGTTGTTGATCTAAGTGTTTGAATCTAGTTACATAAGGCATACGTCCTGGTACTTTTTTTATATTAGTCATTGCATAAGATTTTCTTCCATTATTTTGATCATTATCAAAAGTTCTCATACTGAGTTACCCCAGTATAAGTTTGCAATTACTATATTACAATTTTCAGTACACCAGCAGTATGATATAAATCACCTACTACTAATAAACCTATTGTTTTTGCATCTGCATTAGTAGCATATTCATTTCCTGGTAAACCTGCATCTTTAATCCAGTTAATCACATCATTAACATGAGCTAATTTTGCTAATCCCCCTGAACCATACTTACCTGTTTTTGCTACAGCTTTTAATGTTGCATCTGGAGTAGTTGCTGTTAAGTCTTTTATCTGTGCCATTTTACACCAATTTAATAAGTTAAAAAAAAAAGAAAGGGAGAAGATTCAACTCCTCCCCGTCCCCCTTAAATTAGAATGAGCCTCCCGTAATAGGATTCCTCATAACAATTTTCAATACTTTGGTTGGATCCTTAACCCAGATAGCTGGCATGGTCTGCGTCATATAGACACGGTAACCATTGAACTGTCCAGAAGAGGAGAAACCTTGGCTTCTTCCCATATAATCCATTGTACCATTTTGATAGAACCATTTCAATTGGTTATCCCAAGAAAGTTTCAACAAGTAAATGTTGTCATTTCCTTCATCAGTGACATCAAAGATCACAAAGCTATAAGAGCTAAGAGGTCTTCCGTCAATCAGAGGATTCTCAATATCATTAGTATGTAGGTTATCAAAAGCTGGATTTAATACAAACTTAACGTTAGCTAAGAATGGGATAGTATAACTAGTATACGCAAACCCATAATCTAAATCCATTCCTTTACCTGTTACTGCTCCTACATCAGAAGCATTAACAACCATACCACTACCAAATACCTCATTGGCAATTGATTTGTTCACTAATTGCATTCCACCAATTCCTGTTTGTACAATTAACTTACGTTTAGGATCTGGTCCTTGGAATTCAACTTTACCTTGATAGAAGTTATATAGTTCAGTTTTGAACATATCTAAAGTAAATGAAGATTTATTATATACCCTTTTGAAAGAGTTATCTAACTGTCTCCATAAACCAACAGACATCCTGATATCATCTGGACCATCTTGTTTAACTCTACCACCATGACCCCACATTAAGTAGGTTTCAATGTCATTAGCAATTTTAGATAAATGAGCTGCTTCAAGATTTGTTAAGAAAGTTCTTGTTAACTTTCCATCTTCAAATGCTTCTCTTGCACCTGCTTTACCTAAATTAGTTACTAAGTCTTCAATAGTTGATACTGAAGGATTAGCATCTTGATCAAAATTTCTCCAGATCTCTGTTACAGGTACTGTACCATCTGCATTCATACCACCTTTGATCATAAGATCAGCACGGCTTGAAATTGAATAATGTACATGAGCTTCTGCTCCTCCTACAAAGTTGTAGAACTCACGGAAACCAGATCCTGTCTCAATGTCTGAGAATCTTTCACCATATTCTCCTCTGGCAGAACCTTTTCTAAAGTACTTAGTACCAGATTCTAAAAACCTATCATCCATAAATGCTGCATTATCATTATTGACAAGCTGTACAGTATAGATATATCCATCTCCTGCAGGAATAATATCATCTGCAGTGATGTATAATTCAGAACCATTGTACTTGTCATAAGTGATAATATCACCATGTCCAAATGTTCTTTTGGATAATTTAATTTTGAATGTTTGTCCATCCACACCCTTGTGTGTATTGTTACATTCAATATCTACCACTATAAAGGGTAGATCCTGTGCAATAGGGGTTTGCCACTTATACTCACCACGTGCATTGTCCACCATAATTGTATTCTTACCACCAAACGAAGCCATTTGATAAAGAGGCATCTCCACTTTCTGTGTCATTGCCCATAAATCAACTGGTCCCAAATCCATAGGTTCAGCAGAACCTAGAAGTTGAGTTAGATGATATGAATCAATATGAGAACTAGTTTTGTAGTTAGTGTCTCGCAGGAAAATCCCATTGTTTAAAACTGGAGTTGCCATAATTGATTAATTTAATTTAGTTAATAATGTTTAAAATCTTTTAAAAATGTTGTTGTTATTCTGTCTTGGAAGTTTTCTTTTAGCTGGTCTAGAATTTTCTTCATCTTCTACACCTAATGAACTTCCTGTCTTATTAGATTGAGCAGTTTTTAATTTTCTTACTGTATTCTCTACTGACTCTTGTGCACCTTTTGCCATTATCTGATGTTTGTATCCTTCTGGATCTTGTAATAACCATAAGGCTTCTGAAACTAACTGATAGTTAGGTTCAACAAATTGATATTTTTCTAAGAGGTGTCCTAATAAGTTTGTATTTTTTCCACTAATAGATGGATAATTTGGTTGTACTAAACCATTATATAACATAGCTTGTACTTTCTTATCTACTTTTAAATCTCCTAACGTACCATCTTTAAGAGTAGTATAGACATTATCCATATATTGTTGAGATGCTTTTTGTTGTTGTTCAACCTTATGTTCCTGTTCTTGTAATCTTTGTGCAACAATAGATTCCTGCATCTTATCTAATTTAGGTTTAAACTTAGATGCTTGTGTTTCCAGTTTTCCTAAATCTTTCCATATTTCTATTTCTTCTGATATTTCATTTGCATCTCCATATCCAGTAGCAGATAGATATTGATTAATGATCTTTTCCTGATCCTTTTCATTTTTAATATCTAACTCTCTTGTTTCTTCTACTGTAGCTAATGCAGAAAATAAACCTTTAAGATCTTGTCCACCATCTGCTACATATCTTGCTGCAATTTGAAGTTCTTGAGGTAAACTTTCAAAAAATTGTTGTGGAGTTTCACGTCTAATCTTATTTGCATGATCATCAAAATTAGCAGTGATTAATTCCTCCCAATCTTTTACTGTATAATCATCCATAGATTTATCATCATCAAATGGAACAATTTTTTCATCTTTAATCAACTTATCAAATACAGCTGAAATTCCTGAAACCTTTTTACTTCTTGTAAATACTTCTTCTCCTTCAATTGTCTCAGGACCATCTACTGCATCTATAGCTGCAAATGCTTCATTTGTTTCTTCTGTAGTTGGTGCAGGTTGAGTTTCTTCAGTAGACTCTTCAGCTTCAGCTACAGGTTCCTCTTCTTTTACTTCTTCCTTTTCTTCAATTTTATCAGCTACATTTGTAGGTTCATTTAAAAAAGAAGGATCAATATTTTCCCGTCCTGTGAAAACATTTGGTTTTTTGGGTTCTTCAGGCAAAGTAATAGTATCTGCACCTGGTGCACCATTAAAGATCTCATCAAGATTTACATCTTCCTGAGTGACCTTTGTCTCTACTGTTTTAGTTTCTGTACTCATAATATTGTTGGTTTAAGTTTAATTTATGATGTCTGTATTATACAATATAGTTCAAATTTAAGAGATAAACCTTAAAAAGTTTAAAGAAAAAATATTTATTCTGTAGTATATAGCTATCACCTATTTTTTACCTTTATCTTTTTTCTTTTCTGTTTTTTTAGGTGTATCATATTTGTTCTTATTTTCACGTGCAATCTGTAAATTTTTATTAGCTACTTCTTTACGTGTTGCCATTTCTTCTCTGCTTATATTTAATTTAGCTTGATTATTTGCATTATCAATGGCTGATTGCTCTCTTTTGAGATTCATTTGCTCTCTATATTGATCTTGTTCTCTTATATCTTTCATAGCATCCTGAAAGTCATTCACTTGATTTTCATCTACATCTACTGTAGATCCATACCCTGCTGATCTTATTTCTGCAACAGTAATATCTTTTTTCCTTTCTTTATCATTCTCTTCAGCTTGAAATTGTAGCTTCATTTTTTCTTCTTCTTGTTTAGCTGCTATTTGTTCTTGTTGCATTTGTTGTTGAGTCTGCATTTGTTCTTGTCTTTCAGCTTTTACTTTCTCTTCAGAACCTTTAAGAATATCTGTAACTTCTGATATTGAATCAGATTTAATAATACTTCCTAAATCATATATAGATGCTCCTGATGTATTATTAGTTAATGCTAATTGTTTTAACTGATCTAGAATAGCTCTATGATTAGTTCTTGTTGTACAAAATATATTAAAATCTCTAAGTAAAAGTTCTGTTCCATTTATCTGAAAATTTACTTTTTCTGCTTCTGAATTGATATATGTTAACCTTACACTAGGATTATTACTATAATAATACTGAGCCAGATCAGTTCTCATTTGATGAACTCTTGGCATTAAATTATCTGAATGATTAGTAAAATATATTTCTGTTTGGGCATATGATGCCTGTAATGCTTGTGTCACTCCTGTTGCTGTCTTTTGTGCAATGGGTGTACCCATTCTTTCTGGATTTACTCCTATTGCTTCAAAACATTGTTGTTTAAAATGATTAGCTAACTGAATTCTTGTCATTAATCTATTTGTTTGTTCAAGATTTAAAGTTTGATAATGCTGGAAATTAGTTGCATTCTCTGTATTAGTAATAGATGTATCTAAAGGCATCATACCAAAATCCTTCATAGCTACATAAGCTTTAGCAAGATTATTCTTTCCCCAATCTTCTCCCATTGAATGACGTGGTAATGCATTCTGATCAAACATAATTACTGTACCTAATTCATCAACTAGGATATCAGCTATCTGATTATTAACCATATTATAACCAACCTGATATGCTTTCATTAAATCAACTAAAGAAGTAGATCTTGTATTTCTATCTGAGAATACTCTACCTTCTAAAGGAAGTTTACATCCATATAAACTATTATCTCCTTTAAACTGAAAAGGTATACGTGTTGGTTTTTGTCTGTTTATTCCTAAATAAATAGGATTAAGATTATCTGACATATCTTGTCTCCAGAAAGCAGGTAGATTTGGTCCAATTTTTACACCTCCCCATACTTCATTTATCCAGAGCCAATCAATATGTTCTCCTTCTACTAAATTATCTTTTGTTTTATTTTTAAATAAAGATGTATTATAAACAGCTTGAGTATTTATTTTATATGCTTCATCTATAATCTCTTGATAAACATGTCCATCTTTTTTAATACATGTTAAATGACCTACCTTTCTTTGAGTTTTCCAATAAATAGTTGAAACTCTCATTAATTCACCTTGTCCCCACAAATGAACATCATCTCCTTCACTTAATATCCAACTTAATATATCACCTCCTCCTTCTGGAGTTGCTTGCCAATTACTAACAAATTGTCTATATGCTAAAGAAGGAGAACCAACATTCCATTCATGTGATCTTGTAGGATCATAAAATGAACCATCATTCTGAACTCCTTGTAATTGATACATTGCTGATCTGGCTGGATATATACGTTGTAATGACTCCAATTGTTTTTCTGACATAAGATATCCATACCTATCTATAACATCTGATACAGTCATTAAATCTATCTTTCCTGCCCAATTACTATCTGCTATATATCTAATATCTGGACTTTTTTGGTAAAAGGTTAATACTGGATTCCATAATTCCACTTCATAATCATCTTCTAATAGACGGAAGTGCCAGAACTCTCTATCAGTAATAAGCATATCACGGAATCCTCTCTCCTCAAGTTCTTTCATTTTAAATCTTTCCTCATCTACATTAAGTTGATGTGATGCCCATTCTTCAACCATACTTCTATATGACTTAGAAAAGAAGTCTTCTATTTCTGGTAATGTTTTTAAATTTTCTGGATCTAATTGTTGTTGTGCTTCTTCACTTCCTGGATCCATTCCCATTGAAACCATCTTCATTACTAATTGCATTTCTGCATCAGCAAGTAAATTTTCTTCAATGAGTGTTCTTTTTTGTTCAAGCATCTCATTATATGAAGTATCATCAACAGCTCTAAATTGTACTTTAGAAAATCTTTTACTAAATTCTCCTGAAAGAACATTGATTACATTAGGTATAATAGGATAGAATTTTAATTCTAATGCTGTTGTATCCTCTTTAGTGAGTATATCCATAACATCTTTATACTCATTATCTTCTTCAACTATATAATCAGTTTTATCTATTATACCTTTTGCAAGTTTATAATTCTTTAATAATTTTCTTGAATTGAGTCTTAAAAATTGTAGACCTTGTAATTCTAACCAATCTAAATTCCATGCAGTCCAATCTTCATCCTTTTTTTTAGATGATAAGAACTGTAAGGGTTGTGTTAAACTACTGGTTGTTGGATAGCCACTCTCTGCTTTGGCCCCAGCTTTCATTTGCATTGCATTAAATACCTTCATTATCTGAAATTTTTAAAAGGAGTTTTTTTAAATTTCTTTTCACCTATTCTTTTTGTTCTACCTCCCATATTCCTAAAAGGGTTATACTTTAATTTATATAAATTTTGTGAATTTTCCAACTTATTCCCATCTTCTCTTTCTACTCTTTTCACATAACCTCTATTTGATTGCTGTACTTTAGCAAATGCTATAAGTGCTGAAAATGCTACAAGTCTATCAACATTAAGCCCTGGAAAATATGCTAACATTTCTTTAATTAACATTTGATCTGGTATTCTTTCTACTCCAAAGGTAACACTCATTACTTCACCATTCTCATCTGTTGCTTGATCTATTTCTTCTCTTATATATTCAATAGCATAAGATATCAAATGACTTTTAAAGAGTGTGCCTGTATTCTTCCAACCATACTCCTGATAAACTGTACTATTAGAACCAAGATCTTTTAAGAATAATATTTGTTGTTTAGGAACTAAATACTTTTGTTTTTTTCTTGCAATCATATGCTGAATAAAAAGAGATATATTATTCTCTACTATTGTCCAGGCTTTATACCATTCTATAATTAATTCAAGTTGTTCATGTGTTTTATTTATATCATCATATCTTCCACACCAAGAAGCTACAATCTTATCCTTTTCTATAAAATGTTCCATTCCACTAGGTGTTTCTCGTGTAACTTCTACAGGATTCTTGTAAACAAAGATTGAACAGAGTGAGTCAGAAGTAGTTGTCTTTCCTTCTGAGACAGGATCAATAGAAGCAAAATATGTTAAGAATGGAGGATCTGCAATAGGTCTTTCCCATACTATAAGTGAACCAGTTTTATCTATAGCTTTTCTAGATACTGGAAATTCTGAGATAGGTAATTTACTTGTAGTTACTGATTTAATTCCTTTTTCTGTTCTTTCTAGTTTAACCAAATCATATGGATAAGTTTTCTCTTCAATACGTCTTAACTGATGTGATAATACACTTTGAGGAAAGATAGATGCCTTTCTATAGGCAAATGCTTCAGCTATATTAGTTGGCTTCTGGGATATCCTAAGTTGATACTGTTCTGGTGATAGATCTTTCTGCCATTGTGCTCTTTCTGTTTTAATAGCTTTTAATGATTGTTCTATAAGTGAATTACCAAATCTATCTATATGAGGAACCATTGACCATTGTTCTGGAATAAATAATCCTGCTAATCCTATTGTACCTTTATCATCTAAAAGATTTGTTTCTACTGCATAGATATCACTAGCTTCTGGAGATAAGATCATAGTTTTTAATGGATGACAATGATCCAAATCTCCAACAGATCCAGCAGCTATAAACATTCCAGTGGTTAACATTCCTGAAGACATTGCAGGACGTAAGTATTCATATGTTTCAGACATCTTAGGTGCTATACCTGCTTCTTCATGAAAGAAATACGTACATGGTCCACCTACACCTGTAGTTGCATTCTTTTCAAAAGATGCTCCCTGAATCTTTGATTTTAATCCTCTAGATGTTTTTCTATTAGCAATCTTTACTTCAATCTGTTGTTGCCATAATAAAACCTTTTCTGGATTACATGGTCTATACCAAGCAGTATGTTCATTTAAAAAGGATTTATATTCATCTAAGAATTTCCAAGATCCTTTATCATTTATATAATCTTTCAATGATGCACCTATCTTACATATAGAACCTTCTTCAAACCAAAAAGTATTTAGAAGTTTTGCCATATGAAAATATGATGATGCTATCTGTCTCTTTTTAAGAATAGCTGTATGTCTTTGATGCAGTTCTGCTAAGATCTCATAAAGTGCCATATGATATTGTGCATCTCTTATCTTTGCAAAACCATATTTCTTTTCTTCCTTATCAAATATAGGAAGGAAGTTTAACCACATATAATAGTCACGAGTTATATACCATATATGTTTCTTACCATGATAAATTACACCTCTTCTACATTTATCTTTTTGATCATCCCAATAAGTAGTATAATCTTTTGATCTAAAAGGTTTATTACAGTAATAACCATTCTTATTAAAGAACTTTGCTTGTTCATTAAAAAGTAATGAAATTGAACTAAAATTATATTGACCTGGTTCTCTGAATAATGTCAATATAAAACTTCTAAAATCTTCTACAGTATTAAAACTTGTAGTAGTCCATTTTCCTTTTTTATATGTTGGGATATCAGTATATATCATACAAATCTATAACCATATCTGGTTTTAATTTTTTTAAATTTTTTCTTTGATTTATCTACTTTAGGTTTAAAAGTGTACAATCCCTTTTTTAAATCATTATATGTTAACCCTTCAATATTTCCTATCTTTCTTCCAAATAAACTTAATCCTTTTGATGTAGTTAACATATGAACTAATATATTATAATCAAACGTAGCAAATGTCAGAGGATGTTGATGTGTCATTTTTCTATATGTCATTTGTAAACTATCAAGAACATTTTGATGATAAAATGGATCATGATGTTTTAAAACATTAATAAAATAACATTCATCAGGAATATGACCTTCCCTAAAAACTGTATCTGTATAATCATTAGCTACTGCTATCTCAGCATGTTTTCTAGACAATAACATCCATTGTGAACATAAATGAAAATCTTTTAGTTTTTTCATACCTAAAAGTTCTGGTTCTTTTAAAGTATTATGTTTTATCTGTGTTTTTGTTTTATTAGTTACTATTTTTTGTACCCATGATTTACCATTTAAAGACATTATTTTCTCATAGATATTATGAAATGAATATAAAGGCACACAACTTTCTGATAATAAAACAAAATATTTATTAGTTTCATCTTTAAGTGCTTCACGTAATAATGAAAGAGTGGCTTTTACTAATCCAACTTTACCCCATTCAGTATCTACATTATCAGGAACTTGTGCTTGTAATAAAAACTCCTGATCTATATTCTTTATATTTTTACTATGAGCATACATAGTACATCTATCTGAACCATCTTTTAGAAAGTTATAAATAAGAGATGGTTGATTTAAATCCTCTATAGTAAGAAACATAAAAGCTATTTTAGCTAATTGTGTATCTTGGAATTCTAATGGTTCTTCATAATCTTTTTTTGGTTTTTCTGGAGTTATAGGAATTTTGATTTTCTCAATTCTAAAGTTTGCATCTTTTTTACCATATTCTGTTTTATCTTCCTCTGTCCTTACAACCTTGTAATACTTCCTTCTTATTTTAGGTATATTATGCTTTCTTTCAAAATCTATCCAGAATTTTTCTCTTTTTTTCCAATCTTTTATTTTTGCTAATTCACGTTTACCTCCTTTTTTAGTTGATTCTTTAGGGTTAGTACATTGAACAGCATCTATAATAGCATATCTATCTGATTTATCCCATCCATTTGCCCAGATATATAAATGATCAATACCCCATCCTATTAATGATGTATCATACATCTTCATTAAATTACTTAATGCTTTCTTTGTAAATAGAGGTGTATTAACTTCAATATAATTTGTATATCTAAAAAGATTACCTGGACAATGTTTTGTTATTCTATGAGATATTCTACTTTTTGTATCAAAGGATGGTCCACATATCCAAAAGCCAAATCTTTCTGACATTATAAATAATGTGTTGATATCTTTTGTACTCATTATAATATCATCATCTACAATAAAGAATCTTTCATATTGACTTAAATCTTTTGTTTTATAAATATGTTCAAAATTCTGAAACTTAGATCCTTGTCTCTTTTCAATATAATCTACTTTAGATTTATATCTTTCATATGTTTCTTCATTATTTCCATAATATACCACCCATACATCATAATTACGTTTTTTATCTAACCAGATATTATCAAAATTAGTGTTGTCTCCTGCTGATGTAAATACTAAGTTTTTCATAATTTACATTTGATCATATGCTAATCCTTGTCCTCCTCTAACTTGACTTTCCTGTTCTTGAAGCATATCTGTAAATGCTCCTTTATAGGATTGTCTTATTGAATCAAACTTAGAAGCTACATTAGTTAATGATGTAAGATTGCCATCTCTTCCATGTTCAATTGTGGTTGTTTCCATATATCTTGCCATCTTATCTAATACAGATTTAATACCTTTATATGCTCTAAAGGTTGGAGTTTCATATAATTGCACACATCTCTCAAGAGCATGTGTAATTATAGGATCATCTAATGAGATATCTAAGTTAACTTCATCAGTTATAATATCTTCTTTTTCATACTCTGGCAAATTAAAAAATGGATTCATATCTGGACTAGGACAACTCATATAAAACAAGTATTGTAATATACTCATATGTTCTTTGGGATATTTATCTATAATATTTTTCAGGAATGTTAATGTATAACAATGTTCTGAAGGAATTACTTTCCCATTTTCTATATCAAATATTCTTACTAACATAATTATCTTTTAACCACATAATAATATTTCTTATTTCATCTTTTAAATAAGGTAATTTATAAATTTTTAAATCTTCTATCACAGGTTCTCCATTTACTAATTTACTAATAGGATAACCATTCTTATCTGTATCTGCCTGTACAAACTTTACATGTTGTATAGTTAAATCTCCTACTTTAAGTTTAGGGTTATGCTTCTTTATAATATACGCATATAAACTCAATTGTATGTTATAATGATTTAAATTACATTCATCAAGATGTTCTAATGGACTATACATCTTCTTTGTATTTCCTTCCCAATTAGTATAACCTTTTTCTTTTATTTCTTTATTAGTCTTATAATCTGTTATATTAATTTCACCTTTTACTATCTCAACTATATCAGCTTGTCCACAAATTCCTGCAGACTTTAAATAAACTAAATGTTCTGGATAAACTCCTTCTGCAAGTTTCTGATCAGAAGCAATCTTAATTCCATTATTATCTATAATAGGTTTAATAATAGGAACTTCTATTCCTTGTCTCTCAATTGTTTTAAAGTCTAATATATCTGTCTCACGTTGATTATGATACCAATTGCCTAAGTTAATAGCTCTTTGTGATTCACCATTCCATGCAGCCAGAATATCTTTTTCTTCCATTCCATACCACTTAGACTTTTTATTCTTTGCTGATTTTCTTGCTTGAGCTTTAGAATTAAACTTAGGCTTAAACATACTCACAAATGAAGTGACACTGAGCCATTTAATATTCTCCTTTTCAAGATCCTTATTTAGACTTTCATATATATGTCCATCTTCTTTAAATATTACTGCCATTTTCCAAACGTTTAGTAAATTCTTCTGGTGAAATTAGATTTAAAAATAATTTTCTATATCTTACAAATATAGGATACGTCCAGAAGTATTTATATTTATTTTGATCTAATACTTCTTGTACACCTCTTCTTACAATACCACATCCTTGATCCGTATTTATTGTAAACATATTTAGATTTGGATTAGTAAATCTTAATTTTACAAATGATTTCCATACAGTTCCATTCCATGATCCTCCATTAGATGTTTCAGTTTGTCTATGTTTAGATGCTGGATTACAATCATGAATTACTATAGTTCCTTCTTCATTTAATATTTTAAGAGATTCCTTTATATCTATATCCACTTGATATTCTTGATGAAGTCCATCTATAAAAATAATATCATACATTTTTTTATTATCCTTAAAAAATTCATCTGATGTCATAGGATAATTAATTTTTTTTGATAATGGATTAGGATCAACAGCATCCTTATCTGTGACATTAATCTTATCAAAACAATCTTCAGCTCTCCGTACACCTATTTCAAGATAAATTTTATAATCAAACTTTTTTATTAAACTATTTATGATATCAAATCTTTTCATGATTATTG